ACTTGGGGACGAAGCGACGGAACAGCGGCTTCCATCAGGTATTTCTGAGCGACTTCTCGGCCCTTCGCAGACACCGAATCTACACCAGTCGTATCGCCAAGGACTTCAACCGCTTTGCCGACCATAGCGCCGAGCATTTTAGACCCACGCTCAAAACCGGTGCCAAGCTCTTGAGTAACAGAGCGAGTCGGCGCATAGTCTCCCTCGTGGAAAACTCGACCCGGCTCTACTTGCTCTTGGCCACTAAAAATCTTGTTCTGGTACTCAGCGCGAGCACCTGTATACGGAGAAGTCTCGTTGCCGAAACTCATCAGACCGGCCCCGGCTTCTCGCACCAACTCTTCGTTAATATCGCGGCCGTCTTCACCACGCAAACGAACGACACGACGCCCATAGGCATCTTCGCCCATGTCTTCGTAGCTGACTTGCTCGTTTGCCATAATATTGGCGAGGTATTTCGTGGCTTTATCCGCCTCAGAAGAAGGCGCAGGCTGGTCTCGGTCCTGCACACCTCTGCGGCTAACTTCCTGCGAATCAATGCCATAAAGGCGGAACCCTTGTCCGCCTTCGTAAACTGTGTCCGCATCATGAGCCTCGGCAGACTTGCCGAAAGGCACTGCATCACCTATTGCCATTATTCTTCTCCGATGATTGTACGGCCAGCTTGCTTGAACTTGTTAAAGACAGGAGTAGCGGCGACAGAAGTTGAGAAAATACCATCCTTGCCAACACGCCGCCCGACTAACTCGGGAATGGCCTCAGCAAGAGCAACATAATCGGGCATAGAAGTCGGCACAGTACGCCCACCCAGCATAGGCGCCACGTACTGCCCGTCAGCCAGCATGTACTGCACTGCGGTTTCAGCCTCAGACTTTATAGCATCGCCAGACAAGTCTTTGTAAGCAGGCATCCGACGGAATTCAGCAGCCACTGTATTAGCCAACAAATCGGTGCCTTTCTTGTCCAAAGCCTTCGCAGCAGCCGCAGCCGCTTTCTCATCGAGACGACCCTGCTTCAAGTTCTCTTTCATGAGAGAAAGGCGCACGCCTTGCAGATGGCGAGCTTGGTCGTTGACTTCCTTGTACTGGTCAAAGGAAAGTCGGTCTGCCGCTTGCTGCAACTGCATATAGTTCTGACGAACATTATGCTCTTTGTAGGCGTTGTCGAAAGCGGTGTTATCCAGCTTTCCAGTCTCTCTGAACATGGCTGCGGCGGCTGGTGTCAACAAACCAGACTTCACCAAACGGAACACGGCGTGCAACTGAGCCGAATTCGGCTTCTGGCCTTGGCCGAGTTTGGCCAAACGCTGCAAAGCAGTGCCGTCGTTCTGCACACGAGTTTGCAGAGGCTCGGACTTGATTTGCTTGACGAAAGCAGCGTCCACTTGCTCCAATTTCTCTGGAGTGGCTATCATCTTGGGAGACAGGTGCTGTTTAGCAACGGCCTTCTCGACAGTAGATTGCGGAGCGACGACAGTAGTCTTGCCGGGCGCTTTCGTAGCGGCGACAGGGCCCGCATCAGTCTGCGCAACAGCAGCAACAGGTGCCTTTTCGCCAGTGAAACCTTCCTTGACTTTGGCGGGGATGTCCGCAGCCTTCTCAAAGCCTTTTTCGACAGCAGCAGCGGCAGGTTTAGTCACGTTACGACGGAAATAATCCACGCCACGGCCAACAAACTCGCCAACGTCACCAGCAGTATCGACCACAGCACGCGCAGCAGCACCGACATCACGAGGCAAACTAGACTCGTCAAAAGCCTGTTGATATTCGGCTTCCAGTCGGGTGCGACGGTCTTCACGATTCTGGGCAACCTTCTCTTTCTGTTCAGTCAGGGTCGGCGCTGCTTCTCGGCGAATATCAGAGAAGGACTTACCGCTCAACTGAAGAGGGTCATCGGAGCCTTTAGCGGGCTCTTGACGACGAAGCATATCAGGCACTGCAAGACGAACCTTCTCAGGGGATGCTTGCTCACCTTTAATGACAGGCGTCTCCTTGGAGGCAGTCTTGGGCATTTCGGCACGGATGGCCTGACGAACAGCAGGAACCCCGCCTTTCTGCACAGGAATCCCGCCTTGTTCGATAAACTGCTGGCCTTGTTGGGCCATCTGGCGCAGCTGAGTAGCAGGGCCTAGCCCTTGCTGTTCGAGCGTATCGAAAACATCGCCTTGGGCAAGCTGTTCGACATCAGCGAACTGCTGTGCACTGTTTTCCACGCCAAGTTGCCCAGCAGAAGCAGCGGTCATAGCCATCAACTGGCCAGAATCATAAGTGACCGCTTTGCCACCGACAGAAAGAGGGCGAATATTGCCGTTATCGTCCTGGCCTACGAAGGCAAAACGACCGTCAGGGCCGCGCACCATACCGGTAGGTTTGAACCCCGGGGCCGAGGCCAACGATTTCCGCACAGCCGGGTTGGCTGCCATGGCGCGATAGGCCATCTGCTGGCCTTCCGGTGTCTCAAGCGCTTTGTTGAAGTCGTTACCAGACGCAGCAAGATAGTCAACAAAACCTTTCACATCGCGCGCTTGCGATTCCAATTCTCGCTGGTCTTGGTCTGCGAAAGTGGCGTCCATAAGGGCACCAGCCCGAGAGCCATCAACAAGGCCAGAAGAAAACGCGTTAATCAGCCCACCGTATGCCATAAAATCCTCACTCTATCTCTGAGAAACCGACCCGCAGGATTGGCTCGATGAAAGAAAGCAGAGCCGCAATTCGTTCCTTGCGCTCCGCGGCCAACTGCGGGTCAGTATGTTCGAGCCACTTTTGATAACCACGGCCCCAGTACCCTGTGCAAGTTTTGCAATCAGGGGCGTCAGAAGTAAATCCATAGAACGACGGCAAATACGCCCCACAGAGTTCGTCAATCTGAGCGTCAGTCTTGTCATAGACTGGAAACGCATACACGATGCCTTCTGAAGCGTCCAAATGACGCAGGTCGCTCTGGTGGACATCAGACAGTCGCTGACCTCGAATGACCATAGTAAAACCATGGGCCTCGACCGCTGCATGAGCAGGACCCATTATGGAGCGGAAGCAGCAATGGAACTGGGTCTGTGTAGCAGGCGCCTCAGCAAAAGCCGGAGCGTCTGACAAAGCTATCGGCAGCGGGTGTCCGTACATAGCGCGGACAGCCAATGAATTGGACTGAACCACGATGAATTTATCGCCGTAGCGTGCCTGCATCATGCCGACCAAAAGGCGCGTCTCTTCGGGCTCATCACCGGTAGAAACGTGCATGATGTGGACTTGCGCAGGAAGCGGATAGCCAAGCGCAAGCAGGCCTGCGATAGAATCCCGACCACCAGAAAACTGATAAACCACCTTCTCGTGGTTCTGGATTGTATCCAAGGTACTCTGCAAATAGTTCATCAAAACATCATCGCTCCGATAGAGGCAACAGTACCGATGCCCTGCATCATCTGCTGCTCCTCCTGTGCCTTGTTGGCTATGCCTTGCTGCTGCCGCGAAGATGCCATGCCAGAAGCCGAACTTGCATCAGAAATGGCCTGATTTTTGAGAGTAGTCTGAATGCCTAACAAATTGTCGGCAATCGTCTGTTTGGTCTTATTCGCCTCGTCAACAGAGGTATTCGCCGCTGTATTGAATGCCGTGGTAGCAGTCAACGAGTCGTAACGGTTCTGGCCGATGGCGTCTTGCCCCTCCAGAGTCATGCCCATGGCCTCCCGCTGTGCATCACGGTCTTGCTGCTGCATCGCCAACACCGTATTGGTGTTCTTCATGGCGTTATTGTAGTAGTCAGTGGACAGCGTCTTGAGTTTGGCAGTCTGATTGAGCAGCATGGGGTACTGCTTAGTCAGAAAATCCTGCCATTCCGACTCCTGCATATCAGTTAAAATATCGCCCGGATTACTCATCAGCGACCTCCCCACGGAGTATTGACTTTGAGCTTGGAAGCCGGTTTGAACAAATCGGTTACGCCCTGATTGATTTTCTTGCGATTCATGGCGTAAACCGTACCAAGAGACGAAGCCATGTTGACCAAGCCTTGAGTGCTAGCGTCTTCGTATTCCTGTTCGGCCTGCGCAAGAGCCTGTTTACGAAGCCCTTCCTGATGCATTGCAGCAGTAGAATCCGCAACAGTACCGAGACTATTCTGCGCCAGCGCATTTTGCTTCGCCGCTGTGTCCAAATCTGCCTGGGTCTTGCCAGCATTAATAGCCAGCAAATTAGAACTCAAATCAACAGGGCCTGTGACAGGAGAAGCAGGGGTTTCTTTCATCGCACCGAGCATACGAGCCGTATCCCCGAGGGCCAGCTCTGTATATCGCTGGGTTCGGTCTACTTGTGCGTCTTTATTAAGGTAGTCTGCACCACCAGAAAGAGAAGCTGCCATGTCATATTTCTTACTGGCAAGCTCCCCTAGTTTCTTCTCTTCCTCCGTAGGCCCCGGAGTACCGCCGCCACCGCCCATATCTATGCCCTCTCGAAGCAAAACATAGAGGTGTCTCTATGTCGGCCAATGTAGTAAAAGCCGTAGTTTCGGCCCCATTTCAGCCAACCACGACGAGTTGATGAGAGGACAATACTACATCTTTCACCATTTTGCAAGTCCTGAATTCGGTCGAGCAAATCGTTGACGTATTTCCTCTCGTCTTCATCCATGACACCGAGGCTCAAAGCAGAGGTGCCGTTGATGGCTTTTGCATTGAATCTAGGCAACGCGCAAGGGACCCCTTCGAAAGACAAATAAAGAAACGGTTTTTCGTCTCTAACCACCTCTAAAAGAAAATCGCCTTCGCGCTCGGGCAGATGGAACTCCATACCAAGCTTATCCGCAAATAGGGAAGCGGCCCTCCCCACTACAGGAAGAGCCGCATCTTTCGAGAGGTAGACTCGGCAATCAAAGACCGCCATAAGACACCGTTTTCGCATAGCCTTCATACAGACGGTCGCGCTTGCTCTGCGCTTGAATAACATACTCCTGATAGCGCCCCTCATTGACATCGGCCAACGCTGGATTCAAGAAAGTGCCAGTGGCGTACAGGTAGGCCAGAGCGCCCGCCACATAAGCAGGCTCGAACTCGCTGTGCATATCGAGTGGCAGTTCATCGGCTTCTATGGTAGGAATGTAAATAGCATTCACAGCATAGGAATTGTCCTGACGAACACGAGGCGGAGGCGCTACCAAAAGCGCGAGGCCGTCTGTACTGGGGATGAAGCCTATCGGATGGTCGGAGTACGCTGCATCAAGATTGGAAACATACTCTTGCTCAGTGATAGGGCTCAACTCTTCGCCTTCAAAGTAGACCCGATTCACCGTTTTGAGGGTGCAGTCTTCTACAGGAAGAAGCAAGCGGATAGCCGTGGTGCCCTCCGCTAAAGAGTAGGTGCGACGGTCTTGCCAAAGCAGCGTATCCGAATAGAAACGGCGAGCAGCCCGACCAAGAGCACGCATCCCCTGAACGTCGGTCAGATTGGGCACTTCCATGGTGAGGTCAGGGAGCAAATCAGAAAGGAACATATCAAGTCCTCATTGTAGGTCTGGCAGAGAGCGTCATTTTGAGGGCATCAGTGCCCTGCAACGACATGGACGCCATCTTGAGGAAGTCAGCAGAGCGGGTGCTGTTTGCAGTGTCTTCGCCGTCACGACTCAAGCACAAGAAAAGCACATAGTTGATGACAGGTTCGTAGAACTCTGCACCAAGCGGGAAATCATCAGTCAGCGCAGTAACATGAGCGGGGCGCTCAGTGTAACGAACAATCAGCTTCCCAGCACCGTTATTCGGCGGGTAGACCACGAACTCTTTTGGTGATACGGGGTCAAAGCAAATATGGACGACACCAGCCGAAGGAGTTGTGGAGGCAAAAGCGGGAATCTGAGCAATAAGTGAATCGTAGGTGATTTCTCGCGGGGCGTGCTTGCCCTTGTAAGAGATAGAACCAACCTTGAA